TGGCGATAACCGTCGAGGCTCCGTCCAGCGACCCGGTATCTAGATTCCAGATTTGAGTAGTAGACGCACCATCTACACCCGCATAGATGGTCTGGCTCAGGTCGGTATCGATGCATTTCCATATCTGACCCGTCCATTCAGACCAGCGATTGTACTTGTAGGCACAAGTATAGGCTTTGTCGGCCCCCCAGTCTACTACCATCAGGAGGTCTTTAGTCACCCCCAGCGTGATCTTGCTCTTATCGCTGATGGCCTGATAGACCGACTTGAATTTAAGGGTCGTAAGATCGGATATGCGGTTCCCGGCGACCATGTAAACGGCATCGTCTGAAGCGAAGAAGGCGACTTCTCCCGCCTTGGCGGTTCCCGTAGGAGAGACGAGCCCGTAGTTGCATAGCTTGTCAATCCTCATGTTGGAAGGGGCGTCACCAGCCAGGATATACGTCGAGTTGCGGAACAGGATGAGGAGGTTCCTGCCGTTCGAGATCAATCCACCGATCTTGTCCCCGCCCCCGTAGTACATATCTGCACTACCGGCATCGTTAGGGGCCACGATGGTGGAGAATTCCGTAGGATCGTCCGTCTTGGACCAGTAGAGGGTCTGGGGGGCCGCATCGTTTCCTGCAAGGAAAATCTTAGATATATGTTCGACGGCAAACTTCGCCTCTGCCGGAGCCGCCGCGCCCAGGTTGGTCACGGCCAGACCGTCGTACTTCGATGGAGTCATTCCGTCTACGACGAAGCAGAAATAGTTGTTAAGAGCCGCACCTTGGAAGATCGATCCTGCCGTACCCCCGCTGGCGATAGAGGCGATGGGTGCGGGAGTCCAACTAAGGAACGACCCGGAGGAGCGGGCAATCAGGAAGGCTGTCCCGGCGTTTCGAGTCCAGCACTTGAGGCCGTCGATGGCAAAGTCGCTGGCGTAATTCGATCCGTAGACGGCCCTTCCGTTACGAGTGACGACCCCGACCAAACTGCGGGGGTCCGTGTTTTCGGCCAGTTTCGCTTCCCCAAGACCGATGAGGTGGCCCGGAAGGGAGTTGACTTCCCCTCCCGTCAAGTTTTCGGAGCCTTCCCTGAGAATTTTTCCCATGACCGATTACCACCACACCCGACGCCTCTGATTCACCCGTTCCTTGATCTTCAACAGGCCGTCCTTAGAACGCCTACCTATACTCCGTTTCGCTTCCTTCTCGTAACTGTCGAATTCGTTGTAGGCTACTTGGGCCTTGGAGGAATCACCCCTAGCCAGCCAGGCGAGATATAGAACGTATTTTTCTAAATAGTCATGGTAGGCTTCGGGGATAGACGGACTATCCGTAGTCGTTGCAAGTTCGGTCGGAACCTTCCTGTACCTCATCTGGAGGTCAACCTGGAAGACCGACGCTTGCGAAGCATGGGTAACGTCCGTGGTCCCATGCCGTCCACGAAGGCAACCCGTCAGGGTGGTTGAGGTAATCCCGCTGTATTCGATGATCTCCGTCCCGCATTTGACGTATCCGCGGCTCCTGAGCGTCCCACTAGCCGCCGTCAGTCCGAAGGTAGCCGCCGCCGTCGCAAACTCACCGGAGGCCGTGGAGGTGGCCGAGGTGGTCCCCGGAATCTGAGGTCCGATAACCAACTGACCCCTGATGACCGTATACGTCTCCGGACTTCCCGTAGAATTAGGTGAAGCCTCCTCGATATCGCTCCACATATCGGGGGGGGAGTACATCAACCTACGCACCCCGGACTGATACCACATCAAGGATTCGGGGATAATGCAGTTTGTCGGGAGATCGTATTCCTTCACTCCGCTGGTGATGACGTAATCCTTGATCTCATCCAAGGCCCATAGGTTATTACAGAATCTCCTCTGGGCACGATTCAGCCAGTCTACTCCAGTGGTAGCCGTGACGAAATTGCCGTCCGGATCTCCGAACAACTTCTGTATCGCTACGATAAGACTTCCGGCAGTAGCCATGAAGTACTCCTACCAGACGATGCGCTCTGTAAGGGTCATCCAGTTTAGAACACAGGTTGGATCGAGCGCGAAATTGATATAGGTACTGGCCTTGACGTTGAATTCGTCCCTGTGAAGGGTTGTGGATGCGGTAGTCCCCTGTTCCATCAACATCCCATACGTCGTGGTCCCCAGAGGAGTGTTGCTGACGTACAGATACAGGGCGGCTGCCGTGGCTACGCTCCAGTTGACTTCCCAGTGACTAATACCACCGTACTGGTATCGTGCTGGAGCAAGATAGGTGGCCCCACAAATCACTCCGCTCGTCAAGAACTGGGTGGCGAAGTGTGAATCCCTAAGAATAGGCTGCATGGTTCAGACTCCTACCACACGGTACGTTCCGTGACAGTCATCCAGTTGATCGTGGTCGTCACCCCGAAACAGAGATTGAAATAAGTGCTGGCCTTGATGTTGAATTCATCCTTGTGAAGAGTGTTGACGGTAGTTGATCCGCCCTTCAAGACCATCCCGTAGGTGGTCCCGGCGGCTGCCGTATCGCTGATGTATAGAGTGAGGGATGCGGCGGTAGCCACGTCCCAGTTGACTTCAACGTGGGTTACTCCCCCGTGTTGATACATCTGGGGCTTCTTGAAGGTGGCTCCCCAGACCCAGGAACCGATATCCCGGGCTGTTCCGAACCGCGAGTCTAAAAGGACGGGTTGCATGACACAAACCTCCTAATGAGGGGTGGTGGAGGCCCTTTTACGGACCTCCACCATTCTCCCCTGCGTTATACACCCCAAACACCGCACAGCGTAATAGATCCCAGATCCCCAGCAGCAATCGCCCCGTTGGCGATGGCAAGTCCCAGAAGACCCGAGGCGTCAGTGGCAGAAGCCGTATAGTAGGTGTCGGATTCTCCGGCACTCAGTTTACCTACCGTGGTAGCCGAAAGGCACAGGGTGTCCCCGCTGGCCGCCGCCGCTACCGTATAGGCATACTCGCAATAACCGCCGATCACCGCAAACCCGTAGGCCTGGCTGGCTATCGTAGCCGCCGCAATACCTATGAAGTTGGCGTTCTTTCCTACTGCCGCCACCATTACACTGTGAGATACCACCGTGGCGCTGTTAATGGCAAGCGCCTGTCCGTAAGAACAACCATCGTTGCCAAGACGGACGTACTGTACCAGGGACCTCTTGGCTCTTCCTGTACCATGCTTCCAGACGAAGATGGTTCCAGGTTGGTATACCGGAGCGGCCCCGGTGATATCAGCCGGTTGGTCGTCGTACAGTACCGGGAATCCAGAATCGTTGACACTCATCGAACCAACCTCCGTTCAGATACCCCAGTGACCGCACAACGTAACCGACCCTAACGCTCCAGCCGTGATGGCCCCGCGAGCCACGGCGATACCGTAAATGCCCGAAAGACAACCCGTTGAAACTTCCGTAGCCGACCATGCGGTAGCTACGTCCGGGGCACTCAACATACCCGTGGCTGTTGCCGCAACACCCAACACGTTACCACTGGCCGCAGCGGAAGCGGAATACGCATACTCGCAGTATCCACCAACCACCATAAAGCCGAAATACTGGCTTGCGATGGTAGCCGCCGCGATGCCTACAAAGTGTGGGCTTTTCCCGTCCACCGTGGGAGTGTCTATAACCGTCACGCTGTAGGCTGAAAGTGTGGCGTGGTTCAACCTCAAGGCCTGTCCGTAACTGCAACCGTTGTTATCCAGTTGGACGTACTGGATGATTCCGGCATACTTGTTGCCGGTGCCTTTCCGCCACATGAATACCGCCCCAGGCTGATGGGCCGGATACTGGTTGACTTGGGTTCCTTGGTCTCCAAGGATGACCGGATAGCCTCCGTATTTGTTTATTCTCATCCTCAGACCCCCCAAATGCCGCAGAGAGTGATGGAACCCAAGGCGCCGCCGGTACAAGCCCCCCTGGAAATAGCCACGGCGGTAACGCGACCCGCAGAAGAGTTGACGGCGCAAGTACCCGAATAGACGTTACTCGCCTTGTTGGCCGTCAACTGGCCTTCCGTGGTTCCGCTGACACACAGGTTCTCACCCGCCACAGCCGTTTCGCTGATGTAGGCGTATTCGCAGTATCCACCGATGACCATGAACCCATAATACTGGGAAGCGATGGTCCCTCCGGCGATACCGACGAAACACGGAGAATAACCCTGTGTCAGAGACGACTTCTTCACACTCCAGGAGTCGGTCGTAGCCGGGTTGTACATCAGGGCATCGCCCCTTGAGCAACCGTTGTTGCCCAACTGGACGTACTGTACCCACGACGTATCCGAACGACCCGTGCCTCCCTTGTGCATGAAGATGGCTCCCGGCTGGAACACAGCCGCCGCCGTATTGCTCTTGATCTGGGTATCGTAAAGGACCGGGAAGCCCGTATATTCAGGCATACCGAAAGCCTCCCTTCCTTACACGCCCCAGCATCCGCAAAGCTGGATCGAGCTATAAGCACCCGACGCCACAAGATCCTTGGCCCTAGCCACCACGACGTAACCCGAATGACTCACAAACGGAGCCGAACCCGTGAAGAAGTCCGTGCAAGAATCCGATGTAAGCACGCCGCTGGAAGACCCACCAAGAATCAGGTTCCCGTTGGAAGCGGTAGTGTTCGACAGCAACACGCTGCCCACATACCCCTGAATGGCGATCCAGCCGTAACGGAGCGAAGCGATGGTTGCAAGAGCGATTCCAGCGATGGGCATACCAACCTGGGCAGTTCCAGCCTTCTTGACGCTGTACTGGACCAAGGTAGCATCGTTCGGAACGACGCACATACCGGAATCTACGGTGCCCGCTGCCATGCGGATGTACTGGGCGAGACACCACTGACCATCGGAATACTTATACGCCTGGATCACCCCAGGCTCCGCACCGACAGCTTCAGCGTCACCACCGGCAACCAACTGAGCGCCGTTGACAACAGGGAAAAAGGTGAAACCCATTAGTTTATCCTCCAATGGCGGGGGGTACGGAAGATGTTTTCCTTCCGGTTCCCGTCAAACACTTGAACCTTCATCTACACACCCCAACATCCGACGATCTGAATGGACGCCAACCCGGTGGTCGTGTCCTTGTTCTGGGCAACACACAGACGCCCAGAAGTGTTCGATCCAGCCGTGGTAGCGTCGTAGAAATACATACTCGGGGCTTCCGATAGATACCCGGCAGTAGATCCGCTTACGAACAGGTGGTTGAATGCCGTTCCACTCTGCTCAACGTAAGCACTTCCAACGTAACCACGAACTGCGATCCAACCGAACTTCTGCGATGCGATGGTGGCGAGGGCAATACCGGCCATGGGACCCCCGCCGTGGTCAACAGACGCCAACTGAACGGAATACTGTTTCATCGTAGCGTCATTGGGGACCGCTACGAGTCCAGCGCTGAGCTGAATCCGGTTTCCGTTCTGTACGTACTGCGCAAAACAGAGTTGACCATCAGAGAAACGGTACATCTGGAGACATCCAGGTTCCGCTTTGGCGTCTGTATCCCCGCCCGCTACAAGCGCGGCACCGGAGATCACGGGAAAAAACGAATGCGGCATTTAATTAACCTCCATGACGGGGAGTACGGATAGCCCTCACGGCTCCGGTTCCCGCCAAATCAATCGTCATCCGCTATCCTCTTCTACAGGCTAGGATTGATAACGGCGTTGTAAACGTGCATCCTGCGGTTATCCGTGGTCAGGTTGCACCCAAGGTAGATGCCCGCGCTCCAGACGTTCTGCATGGGCATCGGCTCGAACACTCGGGAGACAAACGCCACATCCTGGTGAACGAAGAACTGAACATGATCCATATTCAGCATATACAGGGCGTTGTCAGCGGTGCCGTAACCAGTACCGGCGACGTGCGAATCAGCGATGATCTTCATGCCCTCGAACGTCACGACATCGAACCCGATGTCAGCCGAAGAGGCCGTCCCGAAACGCTGGTCGTCCTGGGCCATCCTCCAGATGCAGTCATAGACGCTCTGGTTGCAGATGGCAAGGTTAGGCTTCGATGCACCTTGAGTGACCGAACCCCTGAACCGGCGCAGTTCACCCGGCGTAAGGGTGTTCGCAACGAGCAGGGTAGGATTGGTCGTCAGCCACGACGCGGGAGACGTGAAATCGGTATCCGTCAGGTCCCCGTAGGCCGTGCCAGAAGCGCCGAACAGGTTCTGAAGCCCGTCGATCTGCTTCGAGTTCGAGGCGTTGGTGCCCGTCAGACCATCCGACAGGTTCTCGATGACCGTAAGCTGCCCGTGCTGCTTGCGGGCTTCCATGATGTTAATGATCCCATCTTCCCCGCCGTTCTTCCAGATATCCACCTCGGGGATGTAGATCATCGTACGCGCCCACTTCCAATTGAACTGGGCGGCGTTCTCGGGCTCGATCACGTCGGTAGTGGCGTTATCCAGCCGATCCCACCAGTCAAAGTTGCCTTCCTTCAAGACCAGGGGAAGGACGATGTTACGGCCACCAGCCAACTTGATCGTGTGATTTTCTCTCAAGTAATAAGCAAGAGGGCAACCCTTAAACACGGCGTCCGCAAGGCGCGGGACGATATGCTTCTGGGTCGTACTCTCAAGATAAGTACGATTGAAAGCCACGGTTAGTACTCCTACATTGTAGGGTTACTTTCCGCGCTTGATGAGGTTCTGGAACTCCTCGCTGTTCTTCCAGTATTCCCTGAATTCGTCGTTGTTCATGTCCCTGGGGTCCTTCTTCAAATCAAGACGGACTCCAGGTATCGAACGAAGACCGGGCACTGGAGGAGGACGATTCCCAGCTTGCGGTTTTCCAGCCTGAGCTTTCTTCACCGCATCGCTGAGCATCTTGTCATGGTTAACCAGCGTCCACGCCTGTCTGTACGTCAATCCCCCAACCTGCTGGATCATATCAAAAGTCTTATTGCTTTCCTCTTGAGTGATCTTGCGGCCAAGCTCTTCCTGCATCTCACGCTCTTCGTCTCGGAGTTGCATACGATATTCGCGCAACTCCATTTGTTCGTAGAGTTGCTTCATCTGGGGAGGAAGTTTTTCAGCGTCAAAACCTTGATTAGCGGCTTTTTCGGCCGCTTCCTCGGCTTCGACCTCTTCCTGAGCCTGTTGCAGACCAAGCTTAGCCACGATATCTGCCCCACCGGGCAGTTTCGCAAGCTCCGCGATGGCCTGTGGGTTCTTCAGGTTCGTCTTGATGAACTTGATGATCCCTTGACTCTCGGAATACTTCCCATACAGATTACGATGAGCCTTGTCCGCGTCGGGAAGGGAGGGGTATTCACGTCCACCCAACTTGATCGACGCTTGCTTGTGCTGCTGACCAGCCTGTGCGGGCTGGGCCTCGCTCGATGAAGCGGAAGTCGTCGCAGAGTGTTCCTGTTGGGAAGCTTCCTGTTCGGTTGCTCCAGCAAGAATCTCAGCGATGGGGTCCACTTCGGGGTCAGGCGATCCATCCGTGGGGCCGTTAGCCATGACCAGTTCCCTCGTCGCTCATAAAGCGCGTCTCGCTTGGATTTAAAAGAGCCCCAAGCGGCTCTTACGTTACTCTGCCTTTTCGTGTTCCGATTCCGGTATTACAATGGGCTCGTCAGGAAGCGGAATCCCCGCCACCAGGTCATCCTCTACACCGTCTTCCCTGGCGATCATTCCTTCGCCCTGTTTGGGTGTAAGGGCCATTTCATCGTAAGTCTTTATACTCACCTTCTGTTTGGATGGGATCTCCATACCGATGTACTTTGACTGTCCGAGGACTCTACGAAGAGCCTCCCTAGCCACCGGATGGTTGCATTTGAATGCCCTGTCAAGTTCGCAGGGACGCACATCGATCATCGGGTCCTTTTCGTTGAACTTGACGAACACCTTCTCAACGCTGGTTGTCTTGTCGCCATCTACTCGGACGATAATTCCCCTTCGGGTAGCGTCACGCATGACGGTCTTCTGGTCACTTTCCCTGCGTTGCCAGCGCCAATCAACGATGGTTCCGACTTCGCAATCCAGTATGTTGAGCGCCATCCGTTATCTCCTTATTCCTCGATGTTGTCTACAGAGGCAACAGGCACATTACTGCAAACAACGGCTCCCGGAAACGTCTGTACTTGAAGGACGATACCTCCAACAGACAGGTAGACGTTCTTGATCGTTCCCTGCCCGCCCTTGAAGGTCACTTTCGCACCCTTCTTGATCTTGGACACGTCTTCAGGCTTCATACCGGCAGTTTCCCTTCGGGGGGCATTTCTGGACTCGCTTCCTGTACTGGACCCATGGGCTCAGATCCGGCGTTCATCGTAATCTCACGAATCGCCTCTATATGAGCCCTCACCTCTTCCTGTTGGTCGGGAGGAAGGGTAGCCACGGCGGCTTCTAGGCTCAAAAGAGCCCCTTCGACGTCGGGAGTCTCTCCGGCCCCGCCGGGAGCCCCTGGAACGCCACCACCGCCGCCCAACGCGGCCATGATGTCAGGGGGGAGTCCACCGCCACCCATGTCAGGAGGGGGCATCCCACCGCCCATAGCGGGAGGAGGAGCGCCACCACCGCCACCGACATCGGGAGGCATCTGGGGGGCCGCTTCCTGCGGCATCTGCTCTTCGGGTGCCTGGGCAGGAGGACCCCCACCCTTCTTTTTCATGCTTCCAGCGGCCTTGGAACGCTGTTGATCCTGCCTAGTCGCCATTACTTGCCTCCCTTACACTGTTTGGGCATAGACTTGACAGCGGGACTCTTCCAGGTCTTTCCGGGACCCTTCAAGGCCACGCCACGAACCAACGGACCCTTGACTTCTTTAGCCATTAGGAACCTCTCATCAAAGACTGGGCCGCCTCTGAACGTCGATTACGCATGACACGGGGGATGATTCGGGCTCCCGGCTTCGTAGCCGATTGACGACCCTGAATCGCACCCCTTACACTGGGCTGACCGAGAATCTTCGGGCGAGGCCGCTTGTCCATCATTCCCACACCTCTTGCGTGTAGTTGATCTTCCCGGCTCCAGCCTGAGTAGAAACGTTCTTCTTGACCAACTGACCGGCGGCTTCAGAACGATAATCCCCTTCGCCCCCACCGAACTGGGGCATGACACCCCCGGAGTATCGCTGCTTGAGTTTGTTAAGCGCCATCATAGTCAATCCTCCGGGATTGACCTTACTGATGACTCCCCAAGCCTTCTTGGCTGGAGCCTTCAGGGGCTTAACCGCCTTATTCCACTTCTTCTTCCAGCTCACGGCGTCACCTACTTGGAATTACCCTTGGAAGCAACCGAGTCAATGGGGCCGCCCGAGGGTTTCGAGGCCGACCACTTGCCTGGTTTCTCACCGCCACCGGGGATCCCCTTGTTGCCCTTGTCCCCAACGGCATCGATCTTCCCGCCGCCCTTCTTGCCGCCCATGTACTTCGCCTTCTCGAACGCCATTTCAGTAACCTCCAAAACTATGAATATCCCATCAACAGATTCGTCGCGGTATCCAACGGGTCGCCCTGTTGCTGTTGCGGGGGTTGACCCTGTTGCATTCCACCAGGCCCAGGCGGCGCACCCTGTTCCATTCCGGTTCCTGGGGCTTGCGCCTGTTGCTGTTGTGCCTGAGCCTGGGCTTGTGCCATGGCGTCCATACGTTCGATGACGGATTCGGCCTCTTCCTGGTCGCACTTGTCGAGAACGTAACGGCGATCCACCATGGGAAGACCGTCCTCGGCAGGAGTTCCGGCGAGAGCCAGAGCGAGTTCGATTTCAGCCTGTTTACCACCCTCTTTTTCCCTGCCGAAACTGATCTCGAATTCCGCATCATCGGGTAACGTCTCATCCTGTTGTATCGTCCCGTTGGGATTCACTCCTTGGACTTCATTTACTTTGACGTATTCCGGTTGATTGCCCTTACCCTGTACGAGCAACGTCCTTTCGTCTTTAGCAAATTGCTTAAGCCTGGAAAGGGCAAGCAGAAACATCCTCTTAAGAGAGGCGTTAACCCACCGGGCCAGGTTGCGGAGTCGCACGTTAGCTTGATCCTTAACGATCTCCATGCCGCCCAGGGTATTAACACCCACTGGCCGTTCTCCTCTGAGAATATCCACCCTGCCCAACACGGAATCCATGTAGGAATTTGCAATTTCCTGGACTTGGAGCCATGCCGGATTGAGACCTGGAGCCTGGAGCCATTGATACCCCGCGCCGGGTTGGCCTGAGGCGTCCGGGAGGATGGCTCCGGGCGTGTTTTCAAGGTTCTGCATCTCCTCGATGTTCGCCGTATGGACTACCATCATGGGATCGGAACAGAACTTCTGTTGATCGAGGATGAGAGACATCGAATCATTCAGGATGTCCTGAAGACCCTCGATAAACTGCATCAAACTGCGGCCCTGAATGCTATCGAGCGTGGGAATCAACGTGAACAGTACGAACGGGAAGTCGTCGTCGTTATAAGGGGACGGTCCATCCTGTAGGACCAACCCGTTGGCAACAACCGTATACCGCATCGACCCGTCATCCTGCTTCGTCCAGCATTCGATGAAGGTAACGAGTTCTCCACCCTTGCCGCCCTCGCTATCCGTGCCCGATGGTTTAGACCACTGTGACTGAGAACCGTCGTCGGATGTGAAATTCTGATACCCCGGAGATCCCGTACCGCTTGAATAGGTTCGTAGATTCGACAGCGAAGGATCGGCCCCGCCCACCGGGACCAGTTGTCCACGCTCCTTGAATCTCCACTCAACCCATTCACGGGGAATGTTGCGGGCCTCGATGAGGTACAACAGTTCCCTCATATTGGTTGCGTAAGGACCTGGATAAATAAATTTTTCATCTACCGGATAGATAGAGACATCCCCCTTATTGCGGAACATCTGGGGGTCCCAGTCTACCCTGAACCAACCCTCTCCGACAACCGCCGCAGACCTGAGGGGGTGTTGGATATTCGTCTGGACGTTGTTCGATTCCGCAACGTACTCAAGCCATTTACGGACGGTCTGAGCCTTCTGCTTGTACTGGGGTAGTCTGGCTTGGGTCAACGGAGACGGGATGATGTCGCTGATATGACCCAAGAAGGTTTCAACCGCAGACCAGGATTGGTTGATTGTGGCTTCAGTCACGGTACGAGAGGGGCGTCCCTTGTAGTGGTTGCCTTCCCAAAGGTTCCACCAGTGTTCATAGTTCTTCGACCGTACTCCCTTGGCGCTTTTCGCCTTCAGGAACATGGATTGAACGGCCTTGGCTACTTTCTGCTCCTCTTCGGAGTTGATCTCTTTGGCGGAAGAAGACCCGGTGAGGATAGATCCTACGCCTCCTCCCGCCGTGGTGGGCGACTTGATCCAGTCTTCAGACATCTCTATTTCGCCTTCCTGATCGGGCTTCTGTGGAATGGGGCTGGAATCGATCTACCCCCATAACCCGTGGTAAAAGCAGGAACGTTTCGGAAGGAATTCATTGGATTGAAGTCCCTCCCGGCGGAGGAGCTGACTCCAAGATCCTTGGAGTCTATCCAGGCATCCGGTACGTTCGCACGCGACACGGCTCCTCCGCCGGGACGCATGAGTGGCTTCGGCGTGTGGTTCTTCCCCATCCTGACGAACTTCTCCCCTCCGTGGAGGATAGATCCGTCCGACTTCCTCACCCGGTTTCCATTGTCGTCTAAAACGGGTGGTCCTAATTCGTTCTTGCCGTTAAGGAACCTGTCGTACTCACCGGAGTCCTTGAACGGCACTTTACCTTGTCTGTTGCCGAACGCGAACTGGGCTTCGTGTTTCAGACTTCCGTTCCCAGTAGTAGAATCACTGACCGGTCTGACCCCTATCACGGCCTGTGAGGGAATCTCACCAGCCAGATTACGAGGACAAGTACCCCCGCATTCGGGACATTGATGCTGGTTGCAGATACGACCGGCCTTCATGTCTTCCTTGCTGACGAAAACGAACCGGGCGAAGTCCCTGGTAGACCCGTCCTTATGATCCGGGGAATTGCAACGGAAACAGTATTGAGGCATCAGCGTCTACCCCTTCCTGTCCCCGACAGGATTTCCTCCAACGACTCGTCAACCACCCTTTGCTTCTCCGCATCCAGGGGATGGTACTGGCCTACCACTTTGCGGCGTAATCCCTCCAGACGCTGTTCGGTTATTCTCTGTTGATTCACCATGTTGGAAACCTTCATGGCGGACCTGGCCTGTTCCTGAGCGAGGAAATGCTGATACACATGAGCATAGGTCCAGACGCCCAGAGCATAGGTCGCTATTAAAAGTCCTATGACTACCGACGTAATCCCAGAAAGAGCGATAAGACTTGCGACAGCACATAGGACAATCCATTCCGTTGCCATCTGCTAGTATATTAGACACCCAAGATAAGCAAAATGCAAACGAAAAATTCGCATAATGCGAAAATAAGCTATTTCTCTTTGGATCTGGTATACCTGTCCTTCCTGGATTTGGGTTTCGACCGTTCCTCCAGAAAGGCTACTTCCTGGGCGTGTAGGCACTCTGCTGCCGTCATTTTGGTATCTGCCGGATGGTCTGATCCATCGAGTTTCTTCTTGAAGGGTACACCCCTAGGCCCAGCCCGGTATCGGGGTTGACGGTCCTCGGGAAGGGATTCTACACTGGATATGGCGTATCTGAGACCGTCCGCGAGGTGGTTCCGGTAGTCTACCGGATTCTCACCCCTGTTGCGATCCTCCTGGCTTTTGAAGGCGTAGTTTTCAAGTTCCTCAATCATCCATTCACAGTGAGGTTCTATCTTCAATCTGTCTTCCCTGAAGCAACGCTGGACGATCCTTACCATCGGCATTATGGTACGCCGGTCTTCCTCACCGAATACGTCGATATTGGGTACGCAGGGAAGGCCCATCTTGCCTAGTTCGATGTAATCCGTAGGACGCCGCTTATCGCAGTACATCCTTTGTACTTTCCAATGTTTTAACCAGACGGACAGCTTGGGATACGCATCGGAGAACGTGGCCTTGGAGGGTATGTACATCTCATCGGCTATCCACCAACGATGTTCGGCATCACGGAGACAGAGGACGGCGGCGTAGGGATCTCCATAGCCGGGGTCTATTCCGACCACCCTGACTGGATAGTGGTTATAATTCTGACTTGGCAGGTGTTTCGTATGCGATTCACGGTCGAATGAATAGACATACCCTACCGAGTCTACGAACATCCCATCTAATTCCTGGGCGGCGTAGTCGGGGCCTAGCTTGCGTCTCATCATCTCCAGGTAGGCTTTGTCGGCGTAGGGATTATCTATCGACCTCCAGGCATGGACTCCGATACTCTTGTCAGCCCCCGAATGGCCTGGAACGTAGAGGTCCCTGTAAGCCCAGGTCTTGCCCCTCGGGGTGGTCGTTACGATGAACTTCGACTTCGCCACAATGGCCCGACCGAGCATATTCTTCCAACTCATCTCCTTCCAGTGGGCGCATTCATCAGCCCAGCCCAAAAGAAGAGCGAATGTAGCTCTCATGGATTCGGGATCTGAAGTCGTCCTGACCTTCACACAGATGGGGAGTCGGTCCTCCGGACTGACACTCTTATCCCTCGGCTGTAGCCAGTGAGTGCGGGAATCATGCCGGTACAGCCCCTGAGCCCTCACCTCCCGGGCCGACATCCACAACTCCGGTGGAGTTATCATCTTGAACGTGTTCAGGGCTACATCGGCAAGGTGATGCGACTTCGACATGATCCAGAATTCGGCTGGAGTGCGTCCCCTCAAATGCTCCGGCAATTGAATACATCCGGGACCGTACAACAATTCGTAACAGGCTTCAGCTCCAGCTATCGATTTTCCACCCTGAAGCCCACAGAAGGCACAGATGAATTGCTTGGAGGGGTCCCGACAGTCAACGATGAAGTCCCTCTGTTGCGGCTCCCAGGGCTTGAAGATGTTCCCCGGCATCACCTGCGAGAGGTCTACCATCTAGGGTTCCGTCCTACACACATGACACAGACTCCTGCTCGACACGATATCTCTCCACTGGTCTAAGAACATATCCTCAATCTTCTTCCTGGCCTTGTACTCCTCCTCTGGCAGATGTTTGTACCACATGTTGTCTGGGACCTTTACGGATATCCGGTAAGACATCTGATTGCCACAAGAACACAACTTTGTTTCCGGATAGGTTCCTATGACGTAGTGATACGGCCTTATCGTGTCCGCTCCCACGAAGAATTGAATTTTGCTTACGTCTGGACCACCTAATTCTCCCCAATTACCAACCAATTTGATCTCCCAGGGACGTACCAGAAAAGACTGGACGATCATCTTGCCGTCAAGTTCTAGCCTTACAAACCCATAGACGTCGTTGTTGTTGGGAAGCATCCCTAGTAGTTGCGTGTAGACCTCTTCCCCAACCACAAACAACTTTCCTGGAGCCCCCTTATCGGCCCGGACCATCAATCTCATCAGGATCAATAGGCTCTCTCCCGGCGTTGGTTTCGGAGTCTGGGGTTTCCCTATAAATTTCCCCACCAATGGCAACCCGGCAAGAATCCCAAAGAAGCCTCGCCTTGTCTGATCCATATCAAGACTCCTAAATAGGGACCCAAGAGGACCCCTTAATCATAAAAGAGGACCCATCAAGATGATTTGAGGATTCATACCTAGTACCAGAGAGGACCCAATATACCCCCCCCCCCCGAGCCGCGCTGGGGGTGGGGGTGGAGGTTTTGGTGCCC